TTTATGTTATACTAATGTATCTTCAGAGAATTTTCCCAACCAATCTTCATAGGTAGCAACCTCTTTTGCGGTTAGGTTCTCTTTAAAAGTATTCCACGTATCTAGGTTTGCTTCCTTTTCAGCATCTAACGCAGCTAGTAAGCTCATACCAAGTGCTAGTTCGTTTTTAGCTGACGTTAACTTTTTAACCGCAACACGCTTGAGTGCCACTTTATCTGCAACAGCTAAGAGGACGGCAGGGATTTGCTCACGGTAAGTATCTTGATATGGACGCATAAGCTCGCTTTTGCAACGATTGTGAATTTCGTTACGTGCAGTGCTATCTAGAGAGGCACGATAAGACGGACCAGAGCTAATAGCTTGCTTTATCTTAGAGGCTAGGGCTGTTATCTTGTTATCTTCCGAGCTTTTGTCGAAGTAGTTCATTACGAGTTGAGTTGCTGATTTAGCCATTGTGATATTCCTTACTTTGAGTTGATTGACACGACATTGTCGTTAGTTTCAGTTAGAGTTATTTCAACAGCCCTTGATAGCTGTAGTGCTAAGTCTTTAAGTTCCAGTAGTATCCCTTCTGTTTTGGCCTCGCCATACTGCTTATGTATCTCAAGAGTGATTGCCCTAGATAGCTCATAGTCGCTGATGCCTCCGGTCTCATTTACAATCTCGTACATCCGCATGTTTGCTCTGACACCAAGAAAGCAATTGGCAATGAAATCTATTGTATGCACAATTGGATCAGTGTTTGGTTTGCGCCCTTTTCCACCACCTGTTCCACCACCTTTTGGTGGCTTACTCTCACCTTTAGCCTTCACAGCCTTCTTATCCTCCTTCATTTTAGCGTGAGCGCCACGAGTTGTCTTCACACGAGGGTATTTTTCTGACATCTCCTGACGTTGCTCAGGAAACTCTGCTGCCCAGAGGAGTGCTGCCATTTCCATGCGATTAATCTGTTGTAACAAGTTTGGAAAGTTGTTACAACAGAATTTATTGAACCCTTTGTGGCCCTTATGTAGTTTGCGACCCTCTAATAAAGTATTACCAAGAATTGCTAAGAATACTTCTTCTTCTTCTTCCTGATTGCCTACAAAAGCGTTTGTTGCTTCTTCCTGCCTATCTACAAAAGATTGTAAATCTTTCACATGCCCTTCTCGAACCTTATCAAGGTTATCAAGCGCATAGTTAATACGGGCAATAATCCCAGCCTCACTGTTGTGTCCAAACCCCGCTGGTTCTTCTATAAGCCTTGGTTGCGACCGACTAAAGTCAACACCAAGAAAATCTCCTTCATTCTCCATAACCTTATCCTTTATTTAATACTTAAGTTATTCTTAAGTATTTTATTACTTGTTGTAGTTGTTATTACTTATGTGTAACTTAAGTTATTTCCCTACTTCTGTATATAGGGTCCACTCTCCTATCTCATACTTCACGAATTATTACAACTTTGACATTTTATCTAGTGCCGTTGACTCCCACACTGAAATTGTCTTTTGCGAGACTCCGTAAATGTCGCACATTTCTTCTTGTGACAGGTCGTCAAAGTATCTAGCTCTTATTACCGCTGCCTCCCTTTCTGTCAACAGTTTTAAGGCTTTAGCGATAAAGTCTTGATCTTCATATAACGAAGTTGAGTCTTTTGAAGCTCCATGCTTATCTCTGTCAAATTCTTTTGTAGGTTGCAAAGCCTCGTAGACCGCCTTAATTCCTTCGTTAGAATAATTTGACAATTTAGGTATGTCGCGCCCTGACGAAATAGCCCTCGTGGTTTTATTAGCTGGAACGGCTACAACCCTATTTGTTAAGTTAACGAAATCAAACATAGCCTCCCGCGCTAAATTGTATAAGTGTGCTGGGTGGGTATCTGGGTGGGTATCAAGTCGTTTGTAGATTGCTAGGACTGCCTCAGATTGTAAATCATCGCGTATTTCATGCTGAGGGTATTTATAGGTCAACCTCTTACACATAGCTACAATTTCATCCGTAGTTAACTGTTGGCTATTCATCATCTCGTCTACCTCCTGTTTCAAAGATTACTTGGTCTTTATATGCCTCTCGCATCTTACGTTTTCTAATGTCTGTATCGCCCCAGTCCTTTAGTCGCAGGTTATCACTGGTAATACTCTCATATTCAGTCGCAGGTAGTATCGTAACCTTATTACCCTTAGCTGCAAACTCTGCTTTCATTCTTTCTAAGTCATCCATCTTACTCTGCTCCTGTTTTGACAACAAATACTGGTGTTAGTGGCTGCATCCCTCGTAGCTTCGCTGCACCATCGACAGCCTGACTGTAAGTCATTAGTGGAAGCTCAAGAGGAACTACAGTACCGTTAGCTGTTTCTGTTGCGATAGTAAAGATATTCATATTTATTATTTCCTTAATGCTACCCAAGAAATTGGGAATAGTTCTGCCATTGTTTTGCTGATCTGTTCAGCAACTAATCTTGTCTCTAGTTGCGTGTCACTCTTGCACCTAAGTTTGCACATATTAGCGAAGGCATCAAGTGATCCACTCCAGTGCCATTCCGTAAATGTATTCTGCGGTAGAACCATACGAGCTTGCTCCTCACACACACCCTTAGCTAACAGATCATCGTACAGCATCGCTACGACCCTCTGAGTGGTGCTTATATGTACGTCTGCGACTACCCCTGCTGAACCCTGCTTCTTGTCCTTTGCTTGCCCTCTCCACACATCGGGCTCGTAGAACTCTGGTGGGGTACTCACGTACCTTCTTGATACTTCGTTCCAGCGTAGATAGGAATGTTTCACAAGCTGGCGAGCTACAAATATGGGACAAGAAACGTGAAAGGATGCGAAGCAGTGTCCAAAGGGGCTGTAGTGTCCATGTTCAGCTAAGTAATGGATTAGCTTGCTATCACCTGCTGTCATCTCGTCATGATGCTTGCCGAATGATACCCGTGCGCTATTAACTACCGACAAGTCAGTACCCATGTGGTCTAGGTATGTTGATTTAATCTGTGTCATTTAATGTCTTACCTTCTTTTTCCTAGGTTTCAGTCGTGCCTTCACCGGCTTTTTAAAAGCCTTGCCTTGAGGTTGGCGGAAGATGAAGTATTTATAGCCAGAGGGGGCCAACCAACCAACCATTAGAAGTTTACCTCACCGTTTTCGTCGCGGGGGTCAGAGTAGTAGCCCTTGGCTAAATAGACGTGACGTAAATCACGTAGCTCTTCAAGGGTTTCGGTTAGAGTAGCTGGGAAAAACCCTAGTTCCTTTAGATGAATTTCGATAGCACTTTGCATTACATTCTCCATTTAATAAGTCCGGTGCTCGTCAGTTTGAGACCAGTAATTTTCGTCATCATGCTCTTGCTGCGCTTGCAGTTCCTCTAAACGTAACTGGCAGTCAAGACACAACCCAGCGTCATCATGCTCATTTTCGTCTGTAGGGCATTCGCACTGTGTGCATACTAGTCCGGCCATTGTTTTAATCCTCTGTGTTTTTG